CTTCATCCTCGTCTTCATCCTCGTCTTCATCTCGCTTAGATTTACTACGTTTCTTTTTGGTTCTCTTCTTGACACGCTTTTTCATTTCTTCCACTTCATCTTCGTCCTCGTCTTCGTCCTCGTCTTCGTCCTCGTCTTCATCCTCGTCTTCGTCCTCGTCTTCATCCTCGTCCTCGTCCTCGTCCTCGTCTTCATCTCGCTTAGATTTACTACGTTTCTTTTTCTTCTTCTTAGGTTCCTCCTCATCCTCATCCTCATCTTCTACTTCATCCTCATCATCCCTACCAGCCTCTCTTGCAGTACGACGATGAGAAGAAGTATCCTCGTCTTCGTCCTCATCATCATCATCAACCATAATTGTATCTAATTCTTTCTGAACCACCTCAGCAGAAGGATATGCTAGAACATCTTCAAAGTTGGGAACATCCAGCCAACTCTTCTTTACCTCCTCTTCACTCTCATAAAGTTTGAATCCTTTATACTTAGTATTATTTTTTCCAGTTCCCTCCCTTTCAAACACTACATCACAAGGATGTTTAGGATCACTGATATCCCTAGTCATAGCACCGGTCTTAGGATCCTCACCCAAACCAAGTATCTCATCATGGATGGTAGAGGGGCAATCAAACCAACATACACCCTTCTTCCTAGAACTCTTATCAGCCGTATCAACGATGAAATACAAATACCTCACTCGTACCTTAAGATCCTTCACTATCTCAGCTGTGGGATTAGTTCTCATAACACTATTAATGTAACTACAAATAGGGCATTTTTCCCCCTTCATTTCCTGCACACAAAGGAAGTTAGCTTTTCTACTTCCCACGTTACCATGCATAAATACCTCCTTGAAGAATGTTTGTGACTCACTCTTAGGGGGAACAACGTAAATGAAATTCTTATCAACCTTTGTCTTCCATTGTTTCAAACCATCTCTTTCAGCCTTGGCTACACTCACATAACTATATAGCCCAGTCCTTCTCGCCTTTGAAGCCACTCGGGCTTTCTTCAAAGCCTTCAACCTTTTCTTCGACATACAACAACCTACCTTTCATAGAATGGAATACGCTGTTAACCAACACTTTTCCTTCTCGCAGGAGGTCCTCCTCCTACCCAGGAGAGAATTTTAACACCACCAGGGGACCCTAGGGCCCCTTGAGGATTTAACCCTGGAAATCATCGGATAGACATGCCGTAACTATCATCCCAACCAACTGTGGTTTTCCACCATAAAAAACACTCTTCGAGAACAAATCCAAAAGGTAACTAAACTCCAATGCCACATCGTCCTCCATATCTCTTATCCTATCTGCAAGGAACCACATCACAGCCCGTCTAATTGCCTCAGCATCACTACCAAGCTCATCCAAGATCTCCAAAGCATCCTTCCATTTCTTTTTTCTCCTCTTGGGACTCATGACCATAATCTGGCAAAGTTCCCATACATTGGTATCATACTTTGTTCCCCGCTCTACTAACTTTTTAGCTTCTTTGTCATTGTCAGCACTCATAGCCAAATCTAACAACACCAACCCATCTCTCAAAGAACCATCTGCTAAAGAAGCTATCTTGTCCACTAACTGATCAGAAATTAACTCCTCGTCTACTTCCTCCTTATCACAAACATCCGTTAAGTAATCTGATATCACCCCCCTACCTAATCTTTCCACCTCATACTTTGTTGCCCTACTCTTCAATGTCTTAATTATTTTCTCTGGATCAGTTGTGCAGAATAAAAAGAAGGCATACTCCTCAGTATCTTCTGTAACTTTAAGTAACCCTTCCTGTGCCGTAGGTGTCAATTGGTGTGTCTCATCTAATATGAATACCTTGTTCTTACCTTGCATGGGGCGAACACTAGCTTCATCTGCTACCTGTCTTATTGTATCAATACCACGAGTATTAGCAGCATTGAGCTCCATAAGATTAGTGTTGTCATTACATCCCAACTCCCTTGCTACTATTCTAGCCAAGGTAGTTTTTCCCATCCCACTTCCACCCGAAAATAGAAAGGTGTGGGGCATTGTGCTAGGACCATCTACCAAATACTTCTTTAAACTAGAAATAATGTGCCCATTGCCTATGACATCATCAAAACTCTTTGGTCTATATTTTTTTGGTAGTGCTCCTGTTGGTGGTGTATCTGACATTTATATAACCTCCTTTTCCAGTGCAATGCAGATCAATTTTTCATCCTTCAAATCCTGAAAGATCTCTTCTGCCTTCTTAAATTCATCTGATGGGGATATATTCATTCCAGTTTGTGCCTGATGAAATCTTTCAGATTTTAATAACCAATCGAGGCTAGCAATCAACTCATCATGGGCCTCTTCCTCGTTGTATGTCCGTAAACACATCAATCTCTCCTTAACAAGGCATTATGATCATATTTATTCATTTCCAACCAGTTCTTTCCCAAACACCATTCTATCCCAAGAGGAACACCTTGTTGCCAATCAAACCTCTCTGAAAGAAGAATTTTAGATACACCACCAATAAACTCCTTCTTCTCCTTTTTATAAATCTCAGAGAGTATGCTGTCATGTACCTGAACATTAACTCTACTTTTCATTTTCTTTTTTCTAGACCATTCATCCGACCGTCTCAAACCATCCAAAAGAAGATGGGCAGCTGTGCCCTGATTCACCTCATTGAATAACTGGTTATAAGATAATGGTCCAGGTATGATAAACCCTCCTACTGATCTCACATACCCATGTCTATTGTAAAACTTCACCTGCTTCTCTTGCCAAACCCTTACACCCTGATAGGTTTCCCAAAATTCATCCTGAACTGCCTTCACATGATCCGGATCCAAATCCAACCCATTTGCTATTGTATAATGCACGGCCCCATAAATAGAGGCGAACACAAAACCATTCTTCGCTTTGAACCTCACAAGCCCCCATTCCTTCGAATCTTTTTTCAATAGGGTATGCATATCAACTTCAAATAATTTACCAGCCCATTTGGCATGTAAATTAATTTTCTTCTCCAACTCTAACTTCAAATTCTTATCACCTGACATCATCGCCATAGTTGCCAATTCACAACCAGAATAATCTACCTCCCCAAAAAGATAAGATGGTGGTGCAATAATAGATCTACGAAACTCCTTTAACACATCATCCCGCTTAGGGGCGTTGTGTGTGCTAGGGTCATTACTAGATGATCTATAGCTAGTCGCTACATGTAAATTATAAAGTGAATGAACCCTGTCTTTTTCATCTGCCTTCTTAAGATAATTACCCAACACCTTCCTAAATGAATCTTCTATCTTGTACTTCATTAACAACTTTACAAATCCCCTAGCTTCCTTATCCTTCTTCTTTTTACTTCTACCAATTGCTGCCAAAACATGCTTATCTACACAACGCCTACCACCAGAAGTTTCTTGAACTACAGATGCCTTTAACACATCAAACAACAACTCCTCATGGTGATGAGTATTTGACATAGTAAAGAGCTCACCCTTACCAAATCTCTTTCCCTTCACCGACTTCAAATTACGAACTTGGTTCTCCCTCGCTTCCATCTTTTTTATCATATCATCCCGCATCTGCTTCATCTTATCCGTATCTAACAATAAGCCTCGATACGTCATCCTAGCCAATGTAGGGAGAACACTATGGAGAACTGAATAGAATTTTTCTAACTTTAACTTCTTCAACTGCTCCAATTGATACTCATAGCAAACATAGGTGTATCTGGAATCCAAACAATTGTATGGGGCCACCTTTTTTACTGGTGTATTTTCCAACCTACTAGTTTGCACCATATCTTTATACTCATGACCCACCAACTCATAAGTTTGAAAACCTAAACTATTGACACCCCCTACACCATCAATTACATGATGCCCAAACATAGTATCATGAATTACATGTTTAGTCCACACACCAAAAATCTGCCTTCCCCATAAAACTTCCATGTTGTAATTCTGTACTACCTTATCCCTCTTACTTTTCAAAAATCTTGCCCATTCGTCATCAACAAAACTACGTTCCACCAGAGACCAATTATTCATCCCTAAAGGTAAGCAATATGCCTTATCAGGACTCTCAGCAATAGATACAGTGAGTATCCTAGAGGTAGGTAGATAGTGCCGTAACTCTGTTGTCTCATAATCGTATGCGATTGGTGGGGAGGAATGACAATCCTCAAAATCCCACAAGCTACGGATCTTCCTTATTACTTTTGATGCATCACGAATTAGAAAATTCCCACTCCCTTTACCCAACTTCTCCGAGAATGCTTTAGGTAATTTCTTACCCAACTTACCTAAAGCTCTTCCAATATCCCTCTGAAAAAGATATTCATAAGAAGCACCTAAATCTTCCAACTCATCATTTTTATTTTTACGAGAACCTATACTCCTTAAAATGTAGGATGGATGAAAACAACAACCAACCCAACAACCACGAAGTCTAGATGGAAACACTTTACCATGTGCCTGGTGTGCAGTAAAAGCGGATAAAGTTCTTGTCCTCAACACAGTGTTAATAGCATCCTTACCAAAAGCTATAATTAGTTTTGGCTTCATATCTTCAATTACTTTTACTAATTTACTGTAGCATGATTGAATGTGTGTACTGGATAAATTAACTTCCTTGTTCCCAAACCTACCTTTCTTAAATGGAGGAAGACATCTAACTATGTTAGTACGCACACAGTCTCGATCCATATCGATGCCAAACTCTTCCAGTGTTCCTTCAACATATTGTCCTGATGGCCCTACAAATGGAATACCTTGTTCATCTTCTTCCTCACCTGGGCACAATGCTATTAACAAAATCCCTTTCTTCCCCTTACCATAAGGCTCCATATCAGGAGAATTACATTTATTACATAGACCACAAGTACTACAATCGTATTGAACTTTCGTATTTGTTTTTCTTCTTTTCTTCTCTAGTTCCTCCTCAACAGTTGGGATGTTTATACCCACCATCTCATTAGCATCTATAAAGAAGCTAGGCTGAACTAGTTCAGTCATTCTTTTTTCCTTCTCTTTTCGTCAAAGCTACATACTCAAAAGACTTGGTTTTCAAAAATATCATTCCCCTAGTAGCACTGTAATAAAAAGACGAACTATTTATATCCTTAATATAATCGGGATTGATAACAAATCTAAAAGGTCTACGTATCACACTACCCTTCCCAAGAGAGACCTTCTCCTTCAATCTACCAAGCACATCATGAGAAGTCATTGTTGTACAATTACCCTTCTCTACCCTAACAACCATTTCCTTATCTATAGGCCTAACATCTTTCAAAAATCTCGAATGTCGTTTAGAGGACTCCACAAAGTCATCCTTGAACTTCAATAAAACCATACCTTCCTTTTTTGTGTCAGGGAAGATTTCATCAAAGGATGGGTAGTCCCCTTCGTAAAGTAGACTCGACAATACACTACCATCATCCAAAGTAACATACAACATTCTCTTTTTTATGTTCACATGCCATAACTCTACTTTGTCCTTCACCCCAGATATAATGTTCACAAATTTAGGTGGGACAATTGCATCATAACTCACAGGCTTCTTTAGATGATATCTTACAGCTCTAAATTTATCAGTTGCACAAACCTGATCTCCATTAATATAGATTCCTCTTAATACACCACCAGTCTCAAAAGTAGATGCTGCAAAGCTGGCCGATAGAACACCGGCGATTACATCCAAATTCACCTTATCCCATTTTTCTTTATTATACTTTGGAATCCTCAAAGCCCCACCAGATTCAAAGGCTGAAAACTTCCCTTTAATTGTCCCCGATCTCACAAATAACTTCTTTCCTTTTTGAACCAAACTAACATCTTCGGTCTTCAAACCCTTCAATAAATCTAAAAAAGAATGTGCAGGCACAGTAATGTCTAACACATTGCCATCCGATTCCAAAGGAACCAATACTGATGACGAACCATTACTTGCAAAAACATCCAACGATCCTGCAAATTTAAAACATTGAAAGGCAGGAAACAAAGCATTACTACCCAAAGACTTTGATGCTAAATCTAATTTAGAAATCAAACTCAACCTATTCATTTAGACCTCCTTCGTCTCTTTCTTACAGATCTACGTTTCTTTCCTACAGGTCTACGCATAATGGAACCACACACTGGACACTCAGTATAGGGCTCCTGACCAGGTGGTACAGATATCCTAGTCAGACATTTACTACACGGATACACTAAGCGTTTTGGTTTTTTCATACCTAGCTTCCTAACTAAAACAACTCCCGTCGCTTCATCACTAAATGTAAAAATTCAACATCATTAGCATATTCCATATACCCCTGGAAGTAACGAATGTTTGCCAAACACCTATAAAATAAATTGTCCTCCATCGCCACTTCACACACACGTATGGATTTAAAATAATTAGAAATCATTTCACGTTCGTGTTTGGTATATTTCTTTTTCCAATGAGTTTCCCCTTTGGCACTAACCCTCGTAGATACTTTCACAATACTAGGTGCTCTATTAAAATCTATCTTCCCCGTCTGTGAATTAAAACCAGGAACAAAAACTTTACCATATGCTGCCGCCTTAACCCAAGAAGTTGCATCCACTGACCACCATGGATATCTCTTCAATAGATCAAATGCATTAACTGCAAACCCATGTACTTTAATCTCCTGATTACTCTCCAACATGTACTTCCACAACGGATCTCCCCACTCCCGAATGAATCGTTGCTTTGTATTATCTTGACCCAAACCACCTATACCAATATACTCATAATCATCCATGTATTTGGTTAACCATTTTCTATCTTCCCCAAAATGATAAACTGGTATGGGGTTGAGGCCCTGCTTCTCCATCTCTTTTTGATGTGTCCAACTCTGCGGTCCATTATAAATGATGTCAAGATTCACATAGGCATAAAGGTTATCAATATGCTCGTGAATAAAGGTTATGTACTTTGAAAGATAATCTTTGATGTCCTGTGTTTCTGTAAACGCTGCACTAGGGAACTTCTTCAAAACACCTGTTTTTTGTGCTCCCGATTTCTCAATTGGAGAGCATAGGTTTTTGGATCCAGTACTATACTCACTAACAGCTATCCTACTATTCCTATCCAACACCTCCATACTTTCAGATTTCATGAATACTTTTTCTTTACCATCAGCACCTTCAAATACCTCATAGGGGACAGTGTGGGACATAGTATGGTGCAAAAGACTATGGGCCCCAGAGTCCAAGAAAAACTTCACCTTAGGGTTTCGTTTAAGTAGCAGCTTGACCCTTCCTAGATTCCAAAAAGATTCCAAACTAAACACACGCTCGGCCAACCCTAGTCGTATATAACATTTAAGATCTAGCGCTGACCCGGCAGTAAATAGATTGGCCAGGTAAATCTTATCTAATTTTACTGCCATACCTGCCTCCACAAACCAAACAAAGAAAAGGGTTGGGCGACTCGGTGTCGCCCAACCCATCACTAACAACCGAGATCAATAACTAACTATAACGACTAATCCTCCTCAGCTTCACTGGCAGCTGCCTTGTATATATTGCGAGCCTTACGTTTTGCCCAAGACTCTGACTTGTCCTCATTCTCCTCAATCAATCTCTTCATCACCTTACTTCTAACTAGCTTCTCACTTTTTCCCTTCTCAATCAAAGTACTCGCATACTCCTGAATCTCATCGGTACCCTCAGACTTTGATCGCTTACCCTTCTTTGTCTTCTTTCCCTTCTTTAGCTTTTTATCCTTTTTTCCTTTCTTTTTCTTCTCTACGTAAGGTTTCACAAAATCAATGTCAATACCATCATAGGCTTCTCCATCACTCCCTATGACAATTAACATTCCATTCTTGCTAACCTTTTTGATCTTACAAACCTCGGCACCTTCATCAAACTCTACAAGGACCTTATCGCCCTTTTGGTACACTGGTTGCTCCTCTTCTGCCTCCTCGTCCTCTTCTGCCTCTTCCTCTTCCTCTTCCTCCTCTTCCTCTTCCTCCTCTTCTTGTTTCTTGGCTTTACTACTCTTACGTTTCTTTTTCGACTTAGCCTTCTTCTTCTCCTCTACTTCCTCTTCCTCTTCTTCATCCTCTTCTTCATCCTCGTCCTCTTCTGCCTCTTCTTCCTCTTCCTCTTCCTCTTCTTCCTCTTCCTCTTCTTCATCCTCTTCTTCATCCTCTTCTTCCTCTTCATCCTCGTCCTCTTCCTCGTCCTCCTCTACTTCCTCTTCTGCCTCCTCGTCCTCTTCTGCCTCTTCCTCTTCCTCTTCCTCCTCTTCCTCTTCCTCTTCCTCCTCTTCTTGTTTCTTGGCTTTACTACTCTTACGTTTCTTTTTCGACTTAGCCTTCTTCTTCTCCTCTACTTCCTCTTCCTCTTCCTCTTCCTCCTCAGACTCTTCTACTTGCTCTTCATCCTTGGCCTTCTTTCCCTTTTTCTTCTTCTTGCTCTTTGTCATTTTCTTGCACTCCTCGTACTCGTTAGGGAACTCATCGGCACACATTTTACAATCCTGTGCAGCCTTATCAAAACCTACACCAAAAGTGGCACAATCCGATTTGATTTCCTCTTGCTGCTTAGATTCCCCCTTTTTCTTCTTGGACTTAGCTTTCGTCTTAGAATCCTTAGCTTTAGTGGTGGTCTTCTTAGTCTTCTTCTTCTTTGCCATTACTACTTTCTCCTTAAAATGAAATTGCTACGTCAACACACTACTTTTCATTTTCTGGTCCTGTCGCTTCTGGCCACAACAACCTATGTAACTGGAAACTAAACCCTATTGAATAACAATTCTCAGAACATAAACCAACTACAAACTCTGCCACTCGCCTACTCCATCTTAAACATTCCTCAAAACTTCCTCCCTTCTTCTGTTTAGGTGAAATTGCAAAATAAGCGTCACAATCCTTTAACCCCCCATTAAGTTTATATCTCACGAAAGATAAATCATCCTCATCTTCTACAACAAACTTAACTACATCGTCCTCCCGTAGTATATCAAATAAATCTTGTGCCATTCTACTACTCGATATACCACTACTAGGGCACTTATAATCTGCTACAATACGTAATCTACCACAGGCGTGTGGTCTTTCTATACCCTCTGGGCAAATGGTACCATTCGTTTCAACAGTAACCAAAAACTGTCGACCATAAAGGAGTCTTATCAAATCTATTGTAGCAAGTTGTAAAAAAGGCTCCCCACCCGTAATAGTGACTTTCCGCCCTACTGATTGTGTAGTAACCTCCTCTACAACCTCCTCGCATGTAAGTAACCTACTACTGGCAACCATGAACTGACTATACTCCGTGTCACAACCTACACATTTCAGATTACATCCTTGTAAACGAATGAAAGTACTAACTTCCCCCATACCGTGGAAACCATTCACCTCTCCATCTATACTGGTAAAAATGCTACACACACGTAACTTATACATTTGTAACCCTTCCTTCATATCACGCTACATAAAAATTGCCCATCACTGGGCTCCTTGTCCTTCCTGGGCTAATGATTCGTAGTATAATCAGGACTCAAAAAAGCTTCAAGGTAAATCTCTAGGGTTTAATGAAATATTAGAAATCATGAGCTAAACGACGCTGGAAGGGCAATTTTTCCTACAATTTCTACAATCGATCGGAATTTTCCTTTTCTACCAGAGCTTGATGCTATTATAGTATTGCTTGGCTCCACTGGGCGAAGAAAAGTTATATTGTAGCACGGAGAAAATAAAATGAAGAAACTACTGGAAATCGACAAGGAGCTTTATGATTCCTTAAGAAAAGTTCCAGGAGGAAAGTATGCTACAGAAATAGACTTTACACTAAAAGTAGCTATTAAGAAAGTTACTTTTAAAACCAGGAAAGACGCACTTACTGCCAGCAACACACAAAGTAGGAAGAGACGTAGATCTAAAAAAGGAAAAGAGCTTCACGATCTTTACCACAAGGATGCTATCCTACTTTCCCAGCGATTTGCTAAATCATTCCTACGACAAGAGGAATATCCTAACATCCTCTCCAAGCCTCGTATACTCAACAAATTCAAACTAGCAAGTAAAAAAGTGGCGGAACTAGCGAAGAGTTTAAATGTAGAAAGGAGAAAAGTAAGAACGTGGCTACTAGAAGTAGTAGAAGAGGGTTACAAGAATAGAGACACGAAGGTAAGTGCCGGTCATTTACTTTCCGATTACACCTGGGATATCCTACTACCACAACACATTGAAGAGGTAGCTCCTCAGTATGCAATGGAGGACGAATAAAATGGGAAAAGAAATCACACGCCACATCCAAGATTGTTTTGTAAAGCTACTTATTACAGATACCGACTTCTTATCCATATGTCGACAATCAATAGAACCACATTTCTTTTCATCCGACATCATCGAACAAGTAGTTCAATGTTGTTTTAATTTCTACGATCAATTCAAAAAACATCCAGGGGATAATATACATGATGAGATAACAAAAGCTATATCTGGAAAGTCCAGAGACAAAAAAGAACTGTTTGTTTCATATCTTACAAAGGTTGCAAACCTAAAAGTAGCTAACGTGGATTACATATACCGAAGTGTTATGGATTGGATAACACAAAAAAGGTTTGAAACCGCTGCCTATGAATTTGTCAACCTAGTAAGTAAAGGAGATACTGAATCTGCCAGACAATTGATGTATGCCTCCTTGAAGCATGATTATGGAACTGAGCACGGTGGTGGACTTAATTATGCTGAAGTAGAAACCCCTACATACCTCCTTAACGATGAGAAAGACAGGTTGTTATTCAGATCCAATATCAAGCACCTTGACAGATACATAAGAGGATTTACAAGAAGCCAACTTGTCACCATTCTAGGGCCCGCCAAGGGTAAGAAGACATGGTTCCTAATCCATCTAGGAAAGCAAGCTATTAAACGAGGACTCACCATAATACATATTTCACACGAAATTACTGAACAAGAAGTTGAAATGAGGTATGATCAAGCAATTGGTTCCTTAGTACATGAAGAGGAAGATACGGAAGTAGAGTTCCTAAGACGTAATAGGAAAGGCAAAATCACAAAGAGATATAAAAAAATACGCCCCAGTGTCTATACAACCACCGATCCATTACTACCCCGCAGAACCGTAAGGAAGATGGGTGCTCAACTAATTATTAAAAAGTACCCTATGTCTACAATGAATATAGCAGAGCTAGAACGATACCTTAATTGGCTTGAGATTTTTAAGGGGATCATCCCAGATGTAATTATAGATGACTATGTGGAGATCACTGATCTACCTAAAGATAAAGAGGAAAGAAATCGAATCAACAAAGCCTACATCCAAAGGAAACGAATAGCAGATGAGAGAAACCTCTTATTTATTACAGCCTCCCAGACAAGCAAAGCTGGTTGGGGTAAAAAAGTAATTGATATGGATAAGGTGTCAGAAGACTATCGAAAGATTGCCAATGTAGACATGTGCCTAGGAATAGGTGCCACTAAAGAACAAATAGATGAGGATGTATGTACAATATTTGTAGCCGCCATACGAGGACGAAAGGGTAAGGTCGGTTGTTTCGTACAATCTAACCTCGACGTAGGCCAATTTCATTTATCCTCCTGGCCAATGTATCGAAAGAAGAGGGCTCAAAAGTCCGAAGATGTGGAGGATGAAAATGACAAAAAAGATTGATTACAAAAAGATAAAAACGAAAGTGCTAAGACAGCTCTTCCCTAACAAGATGTTCAATACAAAACCTACTTGGCACCAACTAGTAACTTTTTGCTTTGCAATGGACATGAACAGACGTAGAGTTTATTTAGTTCATGATATTGGTACTGGTAAAACATATACCTCATTATGTCTTGCCCAACTCTACAAAGGAAAAAGGATACTAGCAATTGTACCCAACTCCACGATTTACAAGACATGGGTGCCACAAATTAAAGAACACACAAATCTTACCTTTTGTGTGTTGGAAGGCAAGGCAAAGCAAAGAAAGAAATCTATCAAACACACAAAGGCTGACATATTCATTATCAACTACGAAGGTTTGCGATGGGTTTTCGGAAAGAAGAAACTAACCGGGAAGAGAATTAAAAGAAGTCAATTTGTAATTGACCCTAAAGCTTTCATGGGACACTTCGATACCCTCATCATTGACGAGGCCCACCAATTAAAATCATTCAATTCAATACAAACTCAAATTGCTGCTACATTATCTGCCCATGCTAAAAATGTCATTGCTATGAGTGGTACACCATATGGAAGTGGGCTAGAAGATTTGTGGGGACAATACTGGGTATTAAATCAAGGGCAAAGCCTAGGCTATGATTTCAAAGAGTTCCAACAAAGATATTTTGATCCCATTAGAAAAGGATCCACATCTGGTTGGGGAAGACAATGGTGTGTTTGGGAACCAAAGAAAAAAGCAAAGGAACGGCTACTCAACAAAGTTGCCCACTGTACTATACGTTTTGATCGGGAGGAATGCTGGGATATACCAGAAGCAACATACGAAGTTCGAACTGCCAAACCCACCAAAAAACAAATCAAACTCATCAACAAGTTAATTGCTAACCCCACAAAAAATCCTTTAAATGCCGGACTACGTATAACACAAATACTCGGAGGTCATCTGCCTAATAAAGAAAAAGGTATGATGAATATCTTCCACACGCCTAAACTAGATCTCCTATTAGAAGTCCTCCAAGAGACAAAAGAGAAGGTAGTAGTGTTTCATAAATTTGTTGAGGAGGGACGTAGTATAGAACGATTCTTAAAAAAGCATGGTATCACATTCCGAAGTCTACGAGGCGAGATAAAAAACAAAGATCAAAACTATCGTGACTTCCGAAGGAAGAAAAACATACGAGTTCTTATTGCACATCCCAAATGTGGAGGAGTAGGAATTAACCTCCCAGAAGCTAGTATTGCAATCTTCTTTTCCAATGCTACAAGGAAAAGTGTTATTATACGAAAGCAGGCAGAAGGACGAATACTACGACCTGAACAAAAAAAGAAGTGTGTGTTTATAGACCTTTTACTAAAAGGGACTTTAGATGAAATCATCCACCATTCTATTACACACAACAAAGAAGTTGAGCGAGATGTGCTCTCCTACATGTGCAGCATTATACATTCCACCGAAGGAAGTAGAAAGGAAAAAACCAAGTAAGTTTGCACATAAACTGCGGAAGCGGCTTAAACAGATCCCTAAAAAAGCCAAACCTTCTAAGGTTAAAAACCTACGAGGGAAGCCTTCTAAAACCACACACCTCTTACATAAACCAAAAAAATCTGAACACATAATGTATACAAGTGGTAAAATACTCCGAAGAACACCACACATAGTAGATCTTAATAACAGACGTGACATAATACTAAACTTCCGTAACATAGTAAATCTATCCTACGCCTTAGATATGAATGCTAACGAGGAGAGAGAAAAGTTTCACCACCTACTAATACATATCGGATGGGATGTTGAACAACTACGTCTTATGGAAGAGATCGCTTACTACAAAACCATGTACGAATCACACCTACCACACATACAAAAACCAGCAGGAGACATGATTGAATGGAAAAAGAACGAACACAGATGGCAAAAGTAAGTTTTCTACCCAATACCTCCAGCCCTAGGGTGTGTTGGAAGAGCTTAGGGGACCTAGGGGTCCCACCCCACATAAAAATCGCTGGTCGGGCGAAGGAGGGGCCCTCCTATTAAAACTAAAGGGGATATTAAACCCCATTCCCCAGGAAGGCAAAAAATGAGCCGGAGAAAAGTTGTACTTCGAGTAAAAAGGTTGCTGTGCAGGATATTTGGACATAAACCAGAAATGCAATATGGGTTTCCTTGTGGTAGCCCTGATTATTGTTGTAAGAGGTGTGGTAAAGTAATGAACAACAATAGGTAAACCATGGAGTAAGTGAGAATACAATGCGAAAAGTTAAATACAACCTCGTAGCAACAGTAGGTAGACCGTGGAGTTGGTTGACGTCGAAATTCCTTAGTTGTAATAAACCTCACCTCAAAAAACCACAATACCTGTGTGAATGGTGCCACCCAGAAGTAAGTGACTTTGTTGCAAACCACCCAGAGAAATGTAAAATTTGCCTCTGCCCAAAATGTAACTTTAAAACTTGGCATGGTTTGCAGAGTAACGATGAGGTAAAATAGTGGGTTAAACAATCTGCTGGTTAAAAAATAACATCTTCTGGAAAAGCCGGCCCTTTTTCCCTCCCCCTCCCCCCCTCTAAAGAGGGGGAGGGGGTAGGTGGCTAGATGATAGATATAAATAACCACTTGTTTCTAAGGTTTGAAAGGTAGGTGACGTGAACTATAGAAAAGTCATTGTGGAGATCTTTACTGAGTTAGATATCCACTACTGGGAGGAAGGTAAGAATGTCTCCTACGATTCTATAAATGTAAGGTGTCCTTTTTGTAATGACCACTCTAACCACTGTGGAGTTTTTGTAGACAGTATGATTTACCATTGTTGGTTATGTAGAGGTAGTGGTCCACTTTCTAAACTACTTTCTAACATCACTGACAAATCACCATCCTATTGTAGAAGTTTAGTTAAACAAAAATCTGGCAGAGTAGAAATGGAAAAAGGAAAAGCCTACCTACAAAACAAGGTGGATCCTCATAAAATTCCTAAACGTAGTGAAGTGGAAAAGAAACCTCGCTTTCCTCCACTTTGCTATTCTCCCAGGAGATGTAAAAGTAATGAGTATTTAAAAGGTTGGATGGAGGAGCGTGGTTATGGTTTCAAAACTTTAACCTACTACAATTGTAAATTTTGTGTGTCAGGAGAATGGGGTGGTAGATTAATAGTTCCTGTCTATGTAGAAGACGAAATGAAAGGTTTTGTAGGAGTAGATGTAACTGGAGAGAAAACAATCCCGTACAAAATGTCTGACAAGAGAGTAAAAGAATTTGTGTATGGTTATGATGATGTAGAGGATGATGGTGATGTTATTATTGTAGAAGGTATCCTAGATAAATGGAGATTAGGTGGCAATGCTGTAGCAACGTTTGGTACAGCTTTATCTGAACAACAGATTTCATCCATTGTCTCTTTAAAACCTAAGGGTTTAGTGATTTGTATGGATGGGGATGCTTTCTGGCATAGTAGGCAAAAGATAATCACCTACTTCAGTGCTCATGTGGAGAAATTAAAAGTAGTTCGTTTTCCAGAAGGAGAGGATCCAGATTCTTACGGACGAAAAGAAACTAGAAGGTTGATTAAAGAAACTAGTTGGATTCACTAGGAGAAGAAGATGTGTGTTAACAATGATATTTACAAATGCCTGAATTGTAGACGTCTCATGAAGGAACACCCTGTTGAAAAAGATTACTGGAGGTGTATGCAAAAAAATTGTAGCAAATATCTGACTGCTATTTACATAAAACTAAAGGATAAGGAGGTAGAAAAGAAAAACCCCACGTGTACACTTTGTAATACGGAAATGGTAAAAGACACAATAAATTTTAACACCCAACGCCATCCAAATTGGATTTGTCCTATGTGCCTTCATACATTAGAATACAAGGAGAATTGTATGTCAAATATAAGAGAAGATGCAAATTGTGACATTACCCCACCTGAAAGTCTTTCACCACAAGAGAAGATTGCCAAAGCGGTGTTTTCCATTCTTAAGGCTATGGAGGAACACTATGGTCTAATCTTAGATGAACATTTTAAAGAAACTCCTGAGAGAGTAGCAAGAGCGTATGAGGAAATCTTTGGTGGGCTTATAAACACTGAGAAGAAAGTAGAGAGCCTTCTAAACACAACTTTCTTCTCCAAGGCAGATGAAATGGTTGTGGTAAGGGACATCAAAATCTATTCGATGTGCCCACACCATCTTTTGCCAGTAGAGGCTACAGTTAGTCTAGGTTATCTTCCCGATGGTAAAGTTCTAGGGTTGTCTAAATTAGCCAGATTAGTAGAGTTGCTCGGTAAACGTCCTATCATCCAGGAAGATCTGACCAGTGATATTGGGCACAGACTTTATACAGCCCTTGGTTGTAGAGGTGTGGGTGTAAAGGTTTGTGGTTATCACTTCTGTATGAAAATGCGTGGGGTTAAAAAGGAAGCCCCTACTATCACCACATGTATGCTGGGGATGTTTAGGGATAGTGCCTCAACTAGGCATGAGTTCCTAGATGCTATTAGATAGAAGATTTCTCTCCGTGGCTGTCCTGGACCCCAAGCCCTGTCCTGCTCTCCACCAAGGGCAGGAGACTAGGGTCCAGGGCCTTTATTCCTCTCACGCCCTTATACCCCCTCAAGGATCTAAACGGCTCTTAAACCCTCTCCAGGTCCTCCTCCTCCCAGCTAAATCCTGCCCTTTTTAACCCCAACCACACCCTTTTTGTAAAAAAGTAGAAATTTCCCTATTTTTGTATTGACCCCTGGATGGTTATTATATAGGCTATGGGAAATAGGATGATAAGGAATTGATAGATGCAGCGTAGTAAAAGACAATTCAAACAAGCATACCTAAGACCAAGCGGAGAGATCATTTCAAGCCTTCATTCCAACCCATCCTACCCTCAAAGCACTTTGATAATTAAATACGACAGGGCCGTTTAAGGTAAGGTCCTAAAATAGAGGGTCACGGACAGCAGTCGTGACAGTCGGGGTAGCCGACAAACCGAAGCTTCGAAACGAAGTAGCCCGTCACGGAAGTCGCTATAGAACGCCGGTTCGACTGGGAACCATATAAGGTTAGACTAAGACCAGTAACACGGAGAGCATAGAAATAGGTTACGCGACTACTGTTTCGATAAGTGCGTGTAGTGTCGCTAGTGCGTAAGGCACCCTGCCTATTGTAAGCAGAGCATCATTGCAAAGTGGTGTAGCGACTTGAAGTTTTATATCAAATTACATTAACTAACCTTTGGAAGAAGGAGATCAGGATGTATATAGCAACGAACATAGGTGCTGGGATAAAATACAAGATCAGTCTACTACTCGACGTTCTATTTCCAAGTAGAGTGCTTCATAGGCTTCTCAAGAAAAAGTTCAAGAGGTTGTTTCAGTCCTCCATTTGTATAGACAACAACCACCGAAGGGTGAATGATGTCAAATTAAGGGAGGTCGGAAGGTTGTTGTCCTATATTAACAAATCGGGAAAGATCGGGCGGGGATGGGAGGAAGAGAATGAGAAGACGAACTAGAGCAAGCCCATCACTAGAAGATCTATTGGAGCAATGGACAAGAGCAGAGATAATGGCTCGACTTGCTTCACTACCACCAACGGATTATGCCAACTATTACGTTATCAAAATGAATTTGGAGGATGACATACGACAATTACTATTCGGGACGAAAGACCTAGTTCAATTAGGTTTGAAATGGAATATGTTGAAGCGGTACAAAAGTAAACGAGGACGAGCATCGAAATGCCGTCCAAGCAAATTACGCAATTGGGCGAAATAGCCCGGGAAAGGGACAGTGTACTATGGCAGCAAAGAAGACAACTAAGAAGACGACAAAGAAGGCCGCGAAGAAGACCACCAAGAGAACCACGAAGCCGGCAGCGAAGAAGGGCAAGAAGGTTGTGGCGAAGAAGACTACCACAAAAAAGACGACCAAGAAAGGCAAAAAGCCCGGAAAGCGTCCGTTCAATATGTCGGATTTGATTCGCCAGACTGCCGAGGGTGAAGTGACAGAGAAGGCCATGAAGACCAAGATCAAGGCCTACTACACAAAGGAAGGCCACAAGGCGGACTGGATCGAGAAGAGAATGAAGAAGCTCATTCGCCGTCTGAATGGTCTCCGCTAGAAGCATTGTTGTTCACTCCGAAATGGGGGCTCGAAAGGGTCCCCATTTTTCATCTTGCCAGGGAACAGGAGAAAGAGAATGAAAGCCCTTATGTTACTTCTACAGATCACATTAGTTCTTTTAGGTTTACCCATTTTCCTTTTGGGGTTCATTGTTAACCAGATACAAAATTCTTTTGTTGATGGTTATGACGCCCGTGAGTTGTTGACAGATGCTTGTGAAAGGGTATCGGAATGAAACAGGGTATCAAAATGAAACGTTGTACTGTATGTGGATTGAGAATTAGATGTGGTGATCAAGAAAGACACAACAAGGGCACCCACCACAAAATTAGACAGGCTACACTCAGAACACTAGCTTTGAGAACCAAACCCTCAAATCAAACCTTGTCCAGTTTTTCCTCGGCTTAGATATGGATAAACCACGTACAACTCAAACCTACAAATCAAAGGGGTGTATTTTAGAATGGGCCCTTTCAACATTCCCACAAGCTAAAATACTCATAGGAGATTGCTTCGAGATCTACTTACTACATATCCACCAACGTCGTAGCATCATACACCTCATGTTTAAGAAGCGAAGGAATTGGTCACAGACACAGTTTTACCATAAACAAAAATTGGGGTGGGAACACATTGAAAGGAAGGAAAATGAATGAAGTAAAACAGAACCCAGAAATCCTCAAAGCTTGGGATGAAAGAAACAAGCTTTGGGTGGAAGGTAGCAAGCACAGGGTGGAGGGAGATAAGCTCTGGGCAGAAGGTAGCAAGCTCTGCGCAGAAGGCCACAAGCTCCACGCAGAAGGCCGCAAGCTCTGCGCAGAAGGCCGCAAGCTCTGCACAGAAGGCCACAAGCTCCACGCAGAAGGCCACAAGTTCCACGCAAAAGGCCGCAAGCGCTACGCAGAGGGTGACAGGCTCTGCGCAGATAATGACAGGCTCGGCGCAGAAGGCCACAAGCTCCAAGCAGAAGGCCGCAAGCTCATGGCAGAAGGCGACTTAATCTTCATCAACAAAGTCATTGAGGTGCATGGAAACATCAAAATCGAATGGAAGGGTGATAGTTATCATCTTGACAATGGCGAGATGTAC